GACGAGCAGCTCAATTATATTATTCCTTCTGTGAGTCAATTAGTAAAAACTTATTGTGCAAATAGCTTTGTAGACTATTATAGTACTAATAAAGTGGATACAATTAGTGTAGACTGGGATACTCATATTGTTCAATTAACTGAGAGTCCTGTAAATACGATTGTATCTGTAGAAGAACGTTCTTCGTATGGAAGTTCTTATTCTACACTAACTACAGGAGCTTTTGAGTACTATTTAGATAGTGTTACGGATAGTGTAATTCGTACAACAAATGGGACATATAAGAACTGGGCTCGTGGCCCAGGAGCAGTTCGAGTAACTTATACAGCAGGATATTCTGTTTTACCAGATGATCTTCGTTTAGCAGTTTTTGATTTGATTACATACTACTTGAAAGATGAACACAAAGAACGACGGTCTATTGCTGGCGCTAGTATTCAGAATCAAGCAAGTTCAAGTCAGCGTAATAATGTGGCATTTCCTGACCATATTAAACGCGTACTTGATTTGTACAAGAATTTTTAGTGAGCAAGGCAACTGTATCTAAAAGAATATCGAATCAGCTTCTTAAAAAGTTATCCGCAGAGTACAATAAAGAAGTAAGAAAAGATGCCCAAAGTAAAAGACCTCAAATACTTCAGCTTTATGACTTAAATTTTATAAATGAAACTTTAGACCAATTTATTGAAAGAGGTAAGGGAAGTAAACAAATAAAGAATGTTAAAATTACAAAAAGTGATATAGATAAAGCCAGAAATATTGCAAAACGATACCAGTCAAATTTTGTTCGTTCTAGAAAATATAAAGATGTCACTCAAACTTTAGAATTTGCTCATATTCAAGAAGTTTTACCCAATGTTGCAAAAGATATAGTCGAGGGAAAAAGTTTTATCATCTCTAGTTTTTCTACTACTGGAGCGATTAAAAAAGAAATAGTAGATTTTGTTCTTAAAGATAAAAGTAAATCACTAAGAGCGAGAGTAAAAGCAAAAATAGATAGAGGACATGGAGCCGCAGGAGGTACTGCAGTTTCTTCTTTGCAAATAGCTTCTGCAGCTTCTTTGGCTTCTTCTAAAGGTATAGATTTAGCTGCAGCCCCGGGTCTTGACGATTATTTAATTAATCAATTCACAGAATATGGAATTAGCTTAAAAAATATAGAAATAATAAAAGAAGTATTAGTCGAATATGAGTCTTTAGTAACTCCAAAAGGAGATTTAAAAGCAGAATATATTCCAATAATTACTTTTCAAGATTTTTATACAAATAGAGGAATAGATGCTAGGGAAGAAAAATTAATACTAGAAATTGTAAGAAAATTTTTTACTGAAACAATATCTGCGGATGCTCTTGTAAATATGCAAGGATCTAAAAGTTTAAAAGAGCAAATAGAGGCAGTAATAGCACTTCCTATTGTTAAAGTTGCTTTAAAAAATAAAAATGTAAAAAGTACTATTAAAAAAAGTACATCAGAGTCTGCGGGTAAAAAGAAAGCCCCTAGTAATACGTTGAATTCAGGAACTGCAGTTATTGCAGCAAAAAGAAAAGCTGCAAAAAAATCTTTTAGCAGAAAACCTGCTAAAGATACTCAAAGATCTATGTTTTCGATAATAGCAATGATTAATAGAAAATTGCCAACAACTGTAGAAAAAAACATGAAATATCCCACTCTAGAAAATAGAAGTGGAAGATTTGCAAATAGTGTTAGAGTATTAGATGTAATAGAAACACGAAAAGGCTTTCCTAGCTTTGGTTATACTTATGATAAAGAACCTTATCAAGTATTTGAAATGGGACGAGGAGCTCCCCCGTGGGCAACCCCTGACAGAGATCCAAGAAGTCTTATTGATAAATCTATCAGGGAAGTTGCAGCAGAAATGGCGTTAGGAAGATTTTATACTAGGAGACTATAGTGGCGGTAGATATAAGTAGACAATACACTAGCCGACGGTCTGCTATTACCAAAGCTTTAGCAGATAAAATTGCAGAAATAGACGGTAGAGGTGTATACCATACTGCAGTTGCTGAAACCAGCTCTCGTCTTAAATTCTGGGATGAAGTTGAAGAATTTCCTGCTGTTCATTTAAATGCAGGGTCCGAAACTCGGGAATACCAAGGCGGAGGCTATAAAGATAGATTTCTAAATATTACAATTCGATGTTATGTAAATCAAGAAGATGCAGTAGATGCTCTTGATGAGCTACTCGAAGATGTGGAAACAGTTTTAGAAAAAAATAGTAGATTTGCTTACTATGATAGAATGGGCTTAGAGCAAACTACTCAACAAATCACTATTATTAGTATTGATACTGATGAGGGTGTGTTAGAGCCTTTAGGAGTTGGAGAAATTCTTATTGAGGTTCGATACTAGAAACGGCTGGCACGAACAAACGTTCACGTCCAAGCCTTTTCAAAGTTCATAGGAGATAAACTATGGCTCAACAATTATACTTTAGTAGAGACTCAAAGCTCTATGTAGAGTTTGATAGTAAGTTGTGGGAAATTCCAGTATTAGATGGATTTAGCTTCTCGCAGTCTACTAATACCTCTGATATTACCCTTGCAGAAATGCAGGGCGCAGATGGAATTAGTCGCCGAGGTCGTCGACTTTTTACGGACTCTCTTGCTCCGGCAGAATGGTCTTTTAGTACATATGTACGCCCTTTTTATACTGGCACAGAGCATCATGCAGTAGAAGAAGTTCTTTGGGGAATTATGGCAGGTGCAGATAAGTTTGGATCAGTTTCTTCAGCAGGATCAATTGATGCACTAACTCTTACAACTGATACTGCAACAGATCGTACTCAAGGTACTTATCTTGTGGACGCCGCAGATACAACTTATAGCGGGACTTTGGGCACAGGTGCAACTTTTCAAATTTCTGTAAATGCTTCGGGTACAGCAAATGCAGTCCAAGTAGTCAGTGGTGGTACCGACTATACCGCTGCTGAGACTTTTACAGTTCCTGCTAGTCTTGTAGGTGATGGTACAGGTACCCTAACTGTAACAATTTCTACAGTTGATGCTGCTAGTAGTAATGCTTTTTATCGAAATCTAAATGTAGATGCAAATTCTGATTTTGATGAGCTTGTTTCCATGCCTACAAATGCAAATAATACAATTAATTTTGGACAATCAAACAGAGCTGTACTTGCAACTTGTAATCTTTATTTTGTAATGGAAACAAGTACAACTAAACCAATGGTATATAAGCTCGTAAATGCCCAAATAAATGAAGCTTCAATTGATTTCGATGTAGATGGTATTGCTACAATTAACTGGTCAGGTTTTGCAAAAAATATTATAGATATGCAGTCAGCTGGGGATGTATTTGTACAATCTGGTACAAGTTTTGCAACTTCTAGAACAGCAGGAGATGTAATCCTTGATAGCGCAGACGACCTTAAACTAGGTCTTTATACTGCGGCAACTTCAGGAGTTATGGCAATTGATGCAGGAGTTGACTCAACTGCAGCATTTATTCGAAACCGTTTAACACAATGTATTGTAAATACTACAGATACTACTGCATTCCCTTCTGGAGATTATTATCTAACTCTTACCGGAGGAAATGTAACGGTTTCTAATAACATTACATATCTGGTACCTGAGGAATTAGGTAACGTAAACCTTCCGATTGAAGGTGTAACAGGCGGTCGAACAGTAACAGGCACCTTTAATTGTTATTTGACTCTTGATACTGCGGGTGCAGATAGAGGTTCTTCAGTTGATTTATTTAATGATATGACTACTGCGGGACAAGGTTTGGACAAGGTTGTAAATGATTTCCAAGTTACTTTCCAAATTGGTGGTGCTGCTGCGGATGTTCCTCGTTTGTATATAAATATGCCGAAAGTCCATATTGATGTGCCGGTTCACTCAGTAGAAGATGTTATTTCTGTTGAAACTGGATTTGGTGCTTATACAGATGACTTTAATAAGGCAGATGAGCTTGTAATTACTTATTTCGGTGATACAGCTTCTGCAAATCAGCAATCCTATCCATAATATAATACATAATACTTATTTAAACCCGCTTCGGCGGGTTTTTTCTTTCCAGGTGTTAAAAATAATTCTTGACATTTTTCCTGGCCTTCGATATAATATGTGGTATAAATCAATAACAAATCTTTTTTAAGGAACAATTATGACAGATAAGAAAGAGCCTATCTCTCTCGCGAGTCTTATGACTCCAAGTAAAACAGTATCAATTAACTTTCCTGGGTATGAAGGATTTACAGTTAATTTGTGCCATTTGGCTCGAGAAGAACTTTTAAATCTTCGAAAACGTTGTTTAAGTACGAAGTTTAACAGAAAAACAAGACAGCCTGAAGAAGAAATAGATGATGAAAAGTTTTTAGTAGAATATTGTGCTGCAGTAATTAAAGGGTGGAAGGGTTTAAAATTTCGATACCTAGAAGAGCTTCTTTTGGTTGATGTTTCTAAGCTTGACCCCGATGATGAACTGCCTTTTACAAAAGATAATGCAGAACTTCTTATGAAGAATGCAAATAATTTTGATACTTGGGTAACAGAAACAGTAGGTGATCTCGAAAATTTTACCAGCAACAAGTAGAGGAAATTCTTCGTCTACTTGAAAGATATGTAAAAGAATCATCTTCTAGTATAGATGTTGAACAGTACTTAAAAATTTGCGAACAATTAGGTCAAGAACCTGATCCATCTAAAATGCCGCTCGATTCTTCTGATTTTCCAGAGGAAGTTCAAGTGGCATTTTTTGTATTTAGTCTCCTCTCAGATAAGTGGGATGGGATGTCAGGAACCTATCTAGGAAAAGATTGGTCATCTTGTGAATATATTTTTAAACTACATAAAATAAGTAATAAAAAAGATATATTTTTTATTATGAAACTGTGGGAAGGAGTAGTTATGAAATATAGAGCAGAAGAAGCAGAGAGAAAACGTAAAGCAGAGGAGCGTAAGTCTAAATCTGCAGGAGGTGGAAAAAACTACACCCATAATGTGCGCGGCTAATGGCAAAAAATAAGGTAATGATCGATGTAATTGTAGACGATAAAGGTACTACAAAACGCGTTGCTGTTGATGCTAAAAAATTAGGTGCGGCACTAGATGATACCGCCCGATCTGCAATAAATACCGAAAAAAATGCAAAGGGATTGGCCGGTACTGCTTCTGCTGGTGCTAAAAACTTTTCTAAGATGGCGCAAGGGATTACGGGAGGCATTGTTCCCGCATATGCTGCTTTTGCTGCACAAATTTTTGCCTTAACTGCTGCCTTTAACTTTCTGAAAAGAGCGGCAGATTTAGAGAATTTAAGACAATCACAAATTTCTTATGCTCAAACGACAGGTCAAGCAGTAAATACAATTACAGAAAGACTAAAGCAAGCCTCCCAAGGCATGCTAGGTTTTAGAGAAGCTGCTCAATCGGCTGCGATCGGAGCTGCAAAAGGGTTTTCTTCTTCTCAACTAGAAAGATTAGCAGAGGGGTCTGTAAAGTTATCCGCTCGTCTAGGTAGAAGCTATGAGGATACTTATGATCGTTTAGTACGAGGTATTTCAAAAGCAGAACCTGAACTTCTCGATGAATTAGGAATTACGCTAAGATTAGAAACAGCTACAAGAAGATACGCTCAATCTTTAGGAGTTAATCAAAAAGCTTTAACAGAAGCTCAACGAAGTCAAGCTGTTTATAATGAAGCACTTAGGCAGCTTAATCAACAAACAGTAGGGGCCCCAGCTTTAGCAAATCAATTTGAAGTACTTTTAAAAACTTTTGAAGAAATTGCACAAAATATTACTTCAAAACTCTTACCTTTATTTACATCTTTAGCAGATTTTATAAATAAAAATGCAGATGCGGCTGCTGTTGCATTTGCTGCTCTTGGTACTCTTATACTTGTAAATATTGCAGGCTTAAAAGATGGAATTAAAGCTTCGTTAGTAAGTTTAGCAGGATTTGCTGGATCTAGTATTGGGCTCGTGGGTAAAACGGCTGCTTTAACAGGTAAAGTTGTAGGAACTGGACTAGAGCCTATAATTAAAGAAATAAAAGAAGCAGAGGATAAGTTGCTTGTAGCCGCAAAAGATTCTGCAGCTAAAGCACGGAATGCTGCAAAAACTCTTGTAAGCACTGGGGCAAAAAGTACAACTTTACAAAAAATTGCAGAAGGAATCGAAGTAACCCCTCAAGCCTTAGGTAAGTTAAGAAAAGATTTAGCAAGAGTTAAAAAAGAAATACAAGAAACAGGAGAAACAGCGTCTTCTGCATTTGCCGGAGCTACGGTGGACTCTATAGAAGCGGTAGAAAAAGAGTTAAAAACTCTTGGACGAACAAGTCTTACTACAGGGCAGAAAATTAAAAAGGCAATGGCAATCACTGCCGCTGGAGGAGTAAAGCTTCTTAGAGGAAGTGTAACACTTGCTTCCTATGCTTTTAAAGGGTTAGGAACTGCAGCTAAAGTGTCTGGCGGCGTAATTAATAAAGCCATGTCCTTGGCAATGAAAGGAACTTTTATTCTTGCAGGAATACAAGCGGTATATGAATTATTTCAAAAATTGGCAGAAACACCTTTAACTTTTGTAGAGAATGTAGAAGCCATTGCAGCTAAAGTTATAAAAATATTCGAAGGAATAATTAATTTTGTAATTGGAGGAATAAATAGAATTGGAGAAGCTTTACCAGATAGATTTAAATTTGAAGTAGATACGGTAGACTTATCTGATCTTGCTGCAAATGTTAAAAATGCTACAGACACCGTTCTCTCTTTCGCAGGTACTAGTAGAAAAGCTCTTGCAGAAAGAGAAGCCCAAAATAAAAAAGAGGCAGAAATTAAGAAAAAAATTGATGAACAAAATGAAGCTTTAAGAAGACAACAAGCTATTGTACAAGCATTAAATAAGGATTTAGGAATAGCGAAGTTAGAAACGATAGAGCAGAGAAGTCAATTTATAAATACCCAGAGTATAGAAAAGCAAATCGAAGCCTATTTAAATGCACGAAATCAACTTCAAGAAGCTCAAAAAAGGGCTCCTAACTTAACGGGCCGTGAAAAAGTTGAAAATTTATACGAGCAAATGAATGCAGAAGCAACTATTAAGATGGCTCAAGAAAATATTCTTGGAGTTCTGGAGCTAGCCCCTAAGCTAAAAGAAACTATTTTGGAAAGCTTAGGTATTGCAACTTACGAAGAAGCTCTTAATAATCCAGAAATCTTGAAAAAACTAGGAGAAATATTTGCAAAACAAGGCGAAGAAAGTGCAAGTTCATTTATTCGAGAGCTTTCAAGTATCAAAGATGGAGCAAACCAACTATTGCAAGATTTAGGAGGGGGAGATATAGTAGCTGCAAGAGATACACTACAAGCACGTCTTAATTCTATTAAAAATATGGCAGGAACCCTAGGGGAAGATGAATTAACAAGCACCGCCGCAGGAATCAAAGAATTAAAACAGCAGCTAGCAGATGGCGGTTATACAGAAGAAGCGGACAAACTTTTAGAAACTTTAAATAAACTGATAGATGCAAGAAATCGATTGGATGTAAAACAGGCAAATTTAAAGGTACAAAAAGTACAAACAGAACAGCTTCCGGGGGCCTTAAGAACTCAGGGAACTTTAGAAAACAATGCAACAGAAGCAGCTTTAAAATTAGAAGAAGCTCGACTAGCTTTATTAGAATATTCGGCAGTTTCAGCAAATGAAAGACAAATCAGCGAAGAAGTTTTTCAAGATAATGTTAGAAAGCGAGCATTTGCAATTCAAGAAGCTATAGAAGCAAAACGAATCGCAGATAGAAATCTAAGCGAAATTGGACAATTAGGAAATGCAGTAAGTGACTCTTTAGCCTCAAGTATGCAAAGTGCTTTTGACGGACTTATTCAAGGAACTATGTCTGCAAAAGAAGCTTTTGCAAGTATGGCAAAAAGTATGTTGCAAGCAATTGCAAAGGTTATTGCAGAACTTCTTGTTGCAAAACTATTAACCGCAGCTCTTGGGGGTACTTCTTTCGGAACTTTTTTAGGAATTCCTGCAAGAACCGGCGGTATATTTGAGCAAGATCCTTCAATGCGTTACGGCGGGGTTGCAGAAAAAGTACAAGCATATGCGGGAGGAGGAATTGCAAAAGGACGACAAGCAGGATATCCTGCAATTCTTCACGGTACAGAAGCAGTTGTACCTCTTCCTAATGGAAAAGAAATTCCAGTACAAATGACTAAAGGATCCGGGAGCACTAACAACGTTGTAGTAAATGTAACTGTCGACTCAAATGGAAATGCGCAGCAAAATACTTCTGCCAACCAACAACAAGGTGCAGGATTGGGTAAAGCTATAGCTATGGCTGTACAAAAAGAACTTCAAAATCAGAAACGGTCTGGGGGTATTCTTAGTCCGTATGGAGCAGCATAATGGCTAAATATTATCAATTTACAATAGATTATACCGAGTTAAATACTCTTTTAGGTGCTAAAACTCCTGTTCGTACTAGTAGTGATAATTATGTAATTACTGCAGATCGTGGGTTTTCTCGACAAGTTGCTTTTAATGTTTTAACAGCTAGTTTCGGTGACGGGTATGAGCAAAGAGCAGAAAATGGAATAAATAGTAAGCAAGAACAAATTTCATTAACTTTTAATAATAGATACTATACAGAAGGTAATTTAATTGCTGCATTTTTTGATTTGAAAAAAGCATCAAATTTTTTACTAAAAGTTACAAATACAAAAGATGTAGAAAGTTCTTCACCCACTGATGTAGCAGAAGATATTCGTGTAGTCTGTGACGGCTATAATGTGGTATATCCTACAGAAGACTTAATTTCAATTCAGACAACTTTACGAAGAGTGTATGAGCCTGCCGCATGACAGATTTAATAGATACAGTACAAAAAACAGCTTTAGACGATGCTTTTATCGAGCTTTTTGACATAAATCTTAAGTATAAGAATAATCAAGGAGCTACTGTAACAGAGTTAATTCATTTAGTTGATGGGTTAAACACGGAAGACCAGTACAATGTATGGATGCCTTATGAGCAAAGCGATGGAACAAGAATTTGGGCAGAATACTTAGCCTGCCCTATTTCTATAGAAGGTATTTCTATAGATAGTACAGGAGCCGCATCCAGACCAACTTTAAATATTGCAAATATAGCTTCTTTAGCTCGTAATATATCAGGGTACCCCTATCCTGGTACTAGAACTAATAGCGATGGTGCAGATAATGAAACAAACTTTGATGACATTTTAAAAGATTTACAAATTATAAAAAATGAAGATGTTTTAGGTTCTACAGTTACTTATAGAAAAACTCTTTTAAAAAATACCTTTGTAAAAGAAACAGACACCACTGCTACTCCTAGTGTCGATAGATGGTATGCTCAGAATCACCCTACAAAAAGTGGTACTTCAGGAACTCATTATCTATACAATACTGCACCTAGTCCTGTAGAATTTCCAGCGCAAAAGTTTGTCTTAGACAGAGTAGCTACGGAAACGAATATATTAGTATCTTTCGAGCTCGCAAATCCTTTAGATGTTCAGGGTTTGCAAGTTCCAAATCGATATGTAATTGGAAAGTATTGCCCTTGGGCCTATAAAGGAGCTGTAGCGGGGTCAGTAAAATCTGGATGTCCTTGGAAAAATAATGGAATGAGAACTATATCAGTAACTACTGATTCAAGTGGTGCGACAGATGGAACTTATGGTATAAATCACAATACTGCAAATATTACATACTCAGGTACAGACACAGACACTCTTCCAGCCGACTGGGCTTTAACAGTTACAGTAGCAAGCGGGTCTTCCACAGTTGTTATAAATAATCCAGGACATAGTTTTGAAAGCAATGAAACTATAACTATACCCACTTCAATTATTGGTGGCACTACCAATTTAGTAATACGAGTAGATACTCGAATGAATTTTGATATTGACGATAACTATGTTTCAGACCCTGCGAATGATGTTTGCGGAAAAACAGTAAATTCTTGTAAAACTCGATTTCACCCTAAATATACTGGGTCTGTTCATACAGCTACAGATATTGCTCTTCCTTTTGGAGGCTTTCCAGGAAGTCGTAAGTTTAAATAATGCTTGAAGAAATACAAGAACATTTCGAAAAAGAGTATCCACGCGAAGGATGTGGAGTTATTGGAATTGTGAAAGGAAAAAAACAATGGTTTCCTTGTACAAATGTTGCAGAGGGTGATGAAGATTTTATACTTTCATCTGATGATTACTTTAAAATTGTTAAAAAGTGTGATATATTTGCAATTGTACATAGTCACCCAGATACTTCAAATGAGCCTAGTGTTTCTGATATAAATAATTGTAATGCTCTGGGAATTCCTTATTGGATTTTTAGCTATCCAAGTATGGAACTAAATATTGTAGAACCTGAAGAAAAAATGCATCCGTTAATTGGCAGAGAGTATAAGTTTGGAGTACAAGACTGTTTTGAAGCAATGAGGGATTACTTAAAGAGTCAAAATATTGATATACCTCCGAGAATACCTTTTGAAGATAATTGGTGGGATAGAGAATTAGATTATTTTTCAGAAGAAATTATAAAACAATGGGGAGGAATAAAAGTCTCTTTAGAACAAATACAAAAAAATGATGTTCTTATATTTAAAGTAAAGCATAATGTTCCGGATCACTGTGGTGTTTATATTGGAGATAATAATTTCTTTCATCACGCAGAAAATAGATTATCTTGTAGAGAACCTTTAAATGAGTTTTGGGTAAAAAGTTTAGACGGAGTTTATAGATATGGAGCGTAAAGTATATTTAGAAGGAGCAATAGCAAAAAAATTCGGCTCTGAGTTTACAATTTATGCAGAATCTGTAGCAGATGTATGGAGATGCTTAAATTGTAATTTTCCAGAACTTCGAGAGTATCTTGTTGAGTGTCACGAAAAAAATATAGGATTTCTCTGCCAAGTAGGAGATAAAGGACTTGATGATGAAGAAGAAATGCTGCTAAAAATGGGGGAAGGGGATATTTTTATATCTCCTCAGCCCGCAGGCTCTAAAAGTGGTTTAGGAAAAATACTTGCAGCAGTAGCAATTGTAGCAATTATGTTAACCCCCGGCCTTAGAGAATACTTTGTTACTGCTAGTTTAACTGCAGTGGGGCCGGCTGGAGTAACGTTTTCCTATGGCTTAACAACAGCAGGTTTAATTGCTGCGGGAGTAGCAGTAAACTTAGCACTTACAGGAATACAGCAGATGATGGCTCCTGACCCAGCTGTGGACTCTCCAGATACTTCGGCCGGAGAAAACTCATATTTATTTCAAGGAAGCGAACAATCGGTTTTAGAAGGAGACCCAGTTCCTGTTGCATACGGAGAATTACGCATTCCAGGCCGTCCAATAGGATTTGAGTTAAGAAATAAACAAAATGTGTATAGTAACTACTACTATAACGGAGGCTACGGATACGTTCCGGGGGACCCTCGATACTATGCTCGATTTTCATTTAGAATTTAGATAAGGAAAATATTAATGGTAACTCCTGTAAAAAGTAATCAACAACATATTTTTATACACGATGCTTTGTGCGAAGGCCCTATAGATGGACTTTTGTACGGAGATGCTTCTATTTTTCTTAATGGAAATCGAGTAAAAGATATTGATCCGGATGCTCCTTGGACTCCTGCAGGGGGCAAGATATATTTTGACTCTTCCGTAGATATAGCAGGCGATGTTAGCGCTGCAACTATACCTTCCACTATGGTAGGGATTCCAAAAAATTCTAATTTTATAGTATTACGAAGTGCAGGAATTAGTAAAACGAGCTCAAGTGCGGAAGGAACTAGTGGGAATATCTCTATTACAGGGACATCTGATTTTTCTATTGAATACAATACCTATAATCAAGGAGCTTCTGTTCCTTTACAATACCCCACTGCGGGCTCTTTACCTTCCACTATAACGCCTTCAAATGGGGGGTCTGGGTACACGAGTGCTCCCACTGTAAAAGTAAAGTATAATGTTACGAACTTGGAAGTACCTAATGTTAAATATAATGCCACTATAACCAACGGAAGTGTAACAGCCATTACTTTGGATGCAAATATTAATAGTGGAAACACTGGGCTAACCGGGGTTTTTCGATTCGAAATAAGTTCCCCCGAATTAATTGATAATAGATTTATTGCTCTCGCAGACCCTACTACTAATGATATAATTGCAATCGGAGAAGGCAAGTGGTCTTCTGGAAGTACTTTAACATTTATTCCTTCTACAGTTAATTATAATCAAAATTATTGGTTAGCAAATAATAATATACCTTATAAAGTTCAAGTTATAGAAACTATAGAAATAACGCAAATAGACTCTACTTCCATTACTCTTGTTGATCCCCCTTCTTTAGGAGCAGGTACTTACTCTTTTACACTAACAGGATCTAGGTCTCCAAGTGCTTCAGAATTAGATGCAGAAAATCCAGGATCTTCTGAAAATTTTGTAGCTCAATTTAGAGCTGGCAATACATTTCAAGACCCAATTACTGAATTAAATGGTGTTGGTGGAGGAACTTCCTATACCGTAGCCACAAATACTTTAACAAATATTATTTTAAGGCAGATAAACTACACAGTATGGAACACTAATAACCCAAATGATACCTTAACGGGGGTGCAAGTACATTCGACAACTGGCTACCCCGAAGGGCAAACTATTACTAGTGAAGGTAATACAGAGCCTTTTGAAATTCAGGGAAGCAATTTTTCTGTAAATCCAGATGTTGTTAAAAGTTTAGATGAAGTTAGAATTTCTATAGGGTATAATTCATTACAAGCCATTCGTAAAGATAATGGTGACGATATATATAATTATGCTAAGTATCTTATTCAAATTGCAAGAAAGCCCCCGGGAGCCACCGAGTATGAAAAATACAAGCATGCTTTTGAATCTGCCGATGGAACTTCTGTAGGTCAGATTGAACATTCAGGAAAAGACAGAAGTGCTGTTTCTTTTGAACACTACATTGATCTTTCTATAATTAAACCTTTTGAAGATTTTAAAATTCGAATATTTAGACTAACTCGACCAAAAGGGCGAGGGGTAAGGCAAGGAGGAGGAGACCAACCCCCAGATTGGGATACAGATCAAGGCGATTCAACTTCTTCTATTACCAATGTCGTAGGAATAAATAAAGATAAATTTTCTTATCCGTATACCGCTCATGCAGGACTATTTTTAGACTCTAAAGAGTTTACTTCTGTTCCTAGTAGAAGTTATGAAATTCGAGGAATGAAAGTAAAAGTTCCTCAAGGATATTTACCCAGAGAATACAGCACTGCTACCCAAAATAAGCCAGACGCTAATGGCACTGCCTATACAGTTCCTACTTACCCCAATTTTTGGTCGGGCTCTTTTAGCGACGAATTATATTATACAAATAACCCTGTATGGGTCTTTTTAGATCTTATTACAAATGATCGTTTTGGGGCGGGAGAATGGATAAAGCTTTCCGACATAGATATATATTCTCTGTATAGAGTTTCAAAATATTGTGATGAGCTAGTTCCTGACGGAAAGGGGGGATATGAGCCTAGGTTTACAGCAAACTTGTACCTAGCAAAAGCGACTGATGTATATAAAGTTGTTAAAGATATGGCAACTATTTTTTCATCTATTGTGTATTGGATGGATGGAAAATTATCTACAGTATTAGATGCGCCGGGAGACCCTGTATATAGTTTTTCCAAGGCGAATGTTCTTGACGGAGCTTTTGTATACGAAAGTACAGGGCAAAAAACAAGAGTTAATCAAGTTGTAGTAACTTGGAACGACCCGAGTATTGGATATGAACAATCAAATGTTATAGTTGAGGATAGAAACGATATTGTTTCGTCTGGAAGAGTTATAAGTCAAAATGCTGTTGCTTTTGGCTGTACTTCCGAAGGGCAAGCACGAAGATATGGCAAATGGAAGCTTTTTACTGCACAAGGCCAAAGTGAAATTGTATCATTTAGAACTTCTTTTGAAGGTCTTTTTCTTAAGCCTGGAGATGTAATCGAAGTACAAGATGCTTCACGTTATGGGTCAATGCTTAGTGGCCGTGTTGCTGGAGTAACTACTGATGGTAGTAGTAACCATGTCGTTACAGTAGATAGACCTTTAACTTTAGATGCTAATAATACTTATAACTTAAATGTTCTTATAACAGAGCCTGCCGCGTTTTATGTGGGGGAAGATAGCCTTGAGCTAAGCAACACTGGAGTAGTAGTAAGCAGCGGAGGAACTCCATACTCTAGAGGCGATAGAATAATTACAGGTCTTTTTATTTGGGATGAGGTGGACGAAGAGTACCAATCAACATTTATTGATACAGAAGAAAAAGCAAGTAACGCTTTTTACAGGGATGGAGCTACTACCTATAGGCCAATAGAACTTTCTTGGAAAAAAGATACTTTTGTTGAAAGTAAGTCCGTAACTTCCTCTACTAACACCTCTGTTAGCGGGAACGCGGAAATAACTATATCGGGAACTTTTGAAACTGCTCCCTCAGTTAGCTCTGTATGGATGCTAGAAGAATTTTCTAGTGGTGTAAAAACAACAGGCTCTCCCGATCTTTATAAAGTTCTTGCAATCGCACAAGATGAAAAGAATATTTATAGTATTTCCGCAGTAGAGCATTATAATGAAAAATACGCATTTGTAGATGATCCTGACTCTATCATAGACATTCCAGATGATGTTTATCCTACAGAACCAGAAACTATTATAAGCCCAACATCTGTTCGTATTTTACAAAATTCAAATGCTACTCGACCAAATGAAGAGTTAACTATAGAGTGGGATTACCCAGAATTTGATAATAATGGCGATCCCACAAATAGGTTTTTAGATAGTTTCGAAGTATTACATACTATTCCTGGAAGGCAAAGTTCTTTCTTTACAGATAATAGAACTCGATCTTTATTTTTAGAAAACGTACCAGATGGTACTTATATGTTCCGAGTGCGCGCAATTTCTGTTTCTCAGAAGAAATCGCCTTGGACATCTTTTAAATATACTGTTGATGACCCTTTTGGAGATAAAGTAAATAGAATAAAAGGAATTCAAACAGA